GTCATAGTCATGACTCGCTGGTCTAAAAAAGACCTTAGTGGGCAAGTACTCAAAGCGGCAGCCCAACGTAGCGGCGAGGAGTGGGAAGTTATCGAGTTTCCTGCCATTTTGCCTTCTGGTAATGCGCTTTGGCCTGAGTTTTGGAGCATTCAGGAACTTGAAGCCCTGCAGCAGGAACTTCCGAATTCCAAATGGATGGCGCAGTACCAGCAGCAGCCCACTTCAGACGTTTCCGCCATTATCAAGCGAGAGTGGTGGCAGGTGTGGGAGAAGGACGACCCTCCCTTTTGCGATTACATAATCCAGTCTTGGGATACCGCGTTCCTTAAATCCGAACGAGCGGACTATTCCGCGTGTACCACATGGGGGGTGTTCGAGCATCCCGACAGCAGCGGCAAACTTCAGTCAAATATCATCCTATTAAACGCTTTCAAGAAGCGTATGGAGTTTCCAGAACTTAAAGAGATGGCTTTTCAGGAGTACAAGTACTGGAATCCGGACAGTACTATTATTGAAGCCAAGGCGGCGGGCAGCCCCCTCATATTTGAACTTCGGGCTATGGGTATTCCTGTGCAGGAGTTCACCCCGTCTAAGGGTAACGACAAGATCGCCCGGTTGAACGCCGTGGCGGATATGTTTGCATCTGGGCGGGTTTGGGTTCCTAATACCCATTGGGCTGAGGAACTAGTGGAAGAAGTAGCAAGTTTCCCCTCCGGTGAGCATGACGACTTGGTAGACTCGATGACTCAAGCGCTATTGCGCTATCGACGCGGTGGCTTTTTGCGGTTGTCAAGTGACGAGCCGGAACCAACAAAGTGGTTTAAGGGCCACAGGCGCGAAGGGTATTACTAAGAGATTCGGGAGATTTAAATGGCCGTTGACAAAGGTTTGTATGAGGCTCCGGTTGGGCTTGAGGCGCTTGCTTCGCAGGAACCGGTAATTGAGATTGAGATCGAAGATCCGGAGAGCGTATCCATCGGTGTGGATGGGGCGATAATTGAGTTTGGTAAATCCCAACCTCGTGCTACCGATTTCGATGCCAATCTTGCTGAGTTCATGGATGAGGGTGAACTGCAGAGTCTGGCGGCAGAACTTTTAGGGCAGTACGACTCAGATCTCTCCTCGCGCAAAGAGTGGCTCGACACCTACGTTAAGGGCTTGCAGATCCTTGGCTTGAAGTATGAGGACCGTACTGAGCCGTGGCCCGGTGCATGTGGCGTGTTCCACCCGCTCTTGATGGAGTCGGCGGTCAAGTTCCAGTCCGAGACGATCATGGAGACCTTCCCTGCGGCAGGTCCCGTCAAGACCAAGATCATCGGCAGGGAGACTCCGGAGAAGAAAGAGTCAGCCATCCGTGTCGCTGATGACATGAATTACCAACTTACGGAGAAGATGAAGGAGTATCGCCCCGAGCATGAGCGGCTGCTTCTTAGCCTTGCTCTCTCCGGTAACGCCTTTAAGAAGGTGTACTTTGACCCTTCGCTCAATCGCCAGACTGCGATATTTATTTCGGCTGAAGATATTATTGTGCCTTACGGTGCGCCGAATATCGAAGCAGCGGAGCGTGTCACGCACCGGATGCGTAAGACGAAGAATGAACTACGCAAACTGCAGTATGCAGGGTTCTATCGGGATATCGACCTTGGCGAACCTATCCGTACGATGGACGAGGTTGAGAAGCAAAAGGCTACGGATCAGGGCTTTTCGGCGTCGATGGACGACCGGTTCCAACTGCTTGAGATGCACGTCAACCTAGATTTGCCGGACTATCCAGACACTGACAAAGACAATAACGAGACAGGGATCGCACTGCCTTACGTAGTAACGATTGAAAAGGGTACGGGGACCGTACTGGCGATTAGAAGGAATTGGAAAGAAGACGATGAACTCAAAGAACGACGCCAGCACTTTGTTCATTATGGTTACATCCCCGGATTCGGGTTCTACTACTTTGGTCTCATCCACCTTATCGGCGGACACTCTAAGGCGGCTACATCTCTTCTTAGGCAACTTATCGACGCAGGAACACTCAGCAATCTTCCGGGTGGTCTCAAATCCCGAGGACTCCGAATTAAAGGAGACGATACGCCGATTGCTCCGGGTGAATTCCGCGATGTAGACGTACCGAGTGGGGCGATTCGGGACAATATCCTCCCGCTTCCGTACAAAGAGCCGAGCCAGACCCTTGCCATGCTCATGGACAAGGTGGTCGAGGATGGTCGCAGGTTTGCAGCGGTGTCGGACCTCAAGGTCTCGGACATGTCCTCGCAGTCTCCGGTGGGTACGACGCTTGCTATTTTGGAGCGTGTGCTGAAGGTGATGACGGCGGTACAGGCCCGCATCCACTACACGATGAAGCAGGAGTTCAAACTCCTTGCGGGGATCATCCGCGACAACACCCCGGACGAGTACACCTACGAGCCTGAAGTAGGCGAGCCGAGCGCGAAGAAGTCCGACTACGACAACGTCGATGTGATCCCGGTCTCGGACCCGAACGCGGCCACGATGAGTCAGAAGGTGGTGCAGTATCAGGCTGTGCTGCAACTATCTCAGACGGCCCCGCAGATCTATGATTTGCCCTATCTACACCGTCAAATGATTGACACCTTGGGTGTCAAGAACGCAAGCCGGATCGTGCCTGAAACCGCTGAGGCTAAGCCTGTCGATCCGGTGACAGAGAACATGCACATAATGAACGGCAAGCCGGTCAAGGCATTCTATTATCAGGATCACGAAGCGCACTTGCAGGTCCACATGATGGCTATGCAGGACCCAAAAATCATGCAGGTTGTTGGACAAAACCCCAAGGCGCAGGAGATTATGGCGGCAGGCGCGGCTCACGTTATGGAACACGTTGCGTTCCAGTACCGCAAAGAGATCGAGAAACAACTCGGTGCCAGCCTCCCCCCGATACCGGACGAGGAGAAGGACGAGACATACCTGCCCGAGGAAGTCGAGATTCAGGTCTCGCAACTTGCCGCAGCGGCAGCGGCAAAACTACTGCAGAAGGACCAAGCGGAGATCCAGCAGCAAAAGGCACAGGAACAGCAGCAGGATCCGATTATCCAGATGCAGCAGCAAGAACTGCAACTCAAGGCGCAGGAGTTGCAAATCAAACAGCAGAAACTCCAGTTGGATGCCCAAATGGCCCAGCAGGAAGCGCAGCGCAAACAGTCCAAAGACGTTATGGACGCCGCTACCAAAGCCGACGAACTCAAACTGCGCGAGATCGAAATCCGTACCAACCAAGAGTTGGCCGGTGCCCGGCTTGGTGTGGACATCGAAAAGGAAAAACGGCTACAGACCGCTAACGAGAATGAACGTACACAACGCCTTGAATTGGAGGGCGCAAAACTTGGAGCGCAGATTGCGCGTGAACGTGCAGCAATGATGCGTCCGCAAAATGTTGAGAAGAAACCTAGTAAATAATGGAGGTAGTTAATGCGTTATGCCAACGCTCTGGAATACCTTGACTCAAAACTCAAGGAAGAGCGCAGTGTGATTATCGACTCTATCGTCCAAGGCAAATTGGATGAAGCAGAGTACAAAAGGCTTTGCGGGGCACTTCAGGGTCTAGACCTCGCATCGAATCTCATAAAAGACCTTGCAACTCGTATGGAGCAAAACGATGAGTAGTATTGACGTAGAGAAGACCAAGGAGCAGGCAGAGAAAGCCAAACTCCTGCCCGAGCCGAAGGGCTACCGGATGCTGTGTGCAGTCCCGCATGTAGAGGAGGAGTTTGAAGGCGGCATTATCAAGGCAGATGACACCAAGCGCGTCGAAGAGCAGACCACTGTGGTCCTGTTTGTCGTGAAGATGGGTGATCTCTGCTATGCAGATAAAGAGCGTTTTCCGACTGGTCCGTGGTGCAAGGAGGGTGATTTTGTCCTGACTCGCCCCTATTCGGGTACTCGCGTGGTCATCCACGGACGAGAGTTCCGCATCATTAACGACGATACGGTGGAAGCGGTGGTTGAAGACCCCCGTGGAATCCGACGCGCATAAGGAGTAGACAATGCAACAGGAAGAATTCAAGTTTCCGGACGAGGCTCCGGAGGACAAATCGGTGGCAGTATCCACTGCCGATAACGATATTGAGATCAAGATTGAGGACGATACCCCCGAACAGGATCGGGGCCGGGTACCGATGCCCAAGAATGTCGTCGAGGAGTTGGAGAAGGACGACCTTGAGGAGTACTCCGAAAAGGTTAAAAAGCGCCTCGGTCAGATGAAAAAGGTATGGCATGACGAGCGTCGTGCCAAGGAAGCCGTCGCACGGGAGAAGGAAGAAGCCCTGCGATTTGCCCAAGCCCAGATGGAGGAAAACCGCCGTCTGAAGCAGCGTCTTGGTGTAGGCGAGAAGGCATTTATCCATGAGGTTACCAAAGCCGCTACCAATGAACTTGGGGTGGCTAAAGACCGTTTGAAGCAGGCGTATGAATCCGGTGATGCCGAAAAGATCACCGAAGCGCAGGAAATGCTAACTGAGGCTAAACTTAAACTCAGGGATTATGAAAGGATTAGACCCTCTTTACAAAACGATAATGAGGGTGTACAACAGCCACAACAGGTACAAGTACCACAACAGGCTCAGCCCGTCCCCGACCCAAAAGCCGAGGCGTGGCGCGAGAAAAACACTTGGTTTGGTACGGACGAGGAGATGACTGCCCTCGCACTTGGCCTGCATGAAAAATTAGTCCGGTCCGGAGTCGATCCACGAAGCGACGATTACTACGACCGAGTCAATGCGACTATGAGGAAGCGTTTTCCGGAAGCATTTGAAAATGCCGAAGAAGAGGCCCCTCAAACGAAGGAGCAGCCTAAAACTGCCCCTCGCACAAAACCAGCCAACGTAGTGGCTCCGGTAACGCGGTCAACCGCGCCGCGTCAGGTCCGCCTGACACCGTCTCAAGTTGCTCTAGCCAAGCGATTGGGGTTGAGTAACGAACAGTACGCACGAGAACTTATGAAACTGGAGGCTAACTAAAATGGCTGAGAATAGACTCGCACGAGAACTCGAAAGTCGAGAGTCCGCGCAACGTAAACAGGCTTGGACCCCGCCGCAGACCCTGCCTTCACCGAAGGCACAGCCGGGTTGGGAGTTCAGGTGGATCCGGACGAGCATGATGGGACAAGCAGATCCCACCAACACGTCTGCAAAGTTCAGGGAAGGTTGGGAACCTGTAAAGGCTGCTGATCATCCCGAGTTGATGCTGTATGCCGACCCCAACAGCCGATTTAAGGACAATGTTGAGGTCGGTGGATTGCTGTTGTGCAAGGCCCCGGAAGAGATGGTCAAGCAGCGGAATGACTACTATTACCGCATGGCTAACTCTCAGATGGAGTCGGTGGACAACAGTTTTATGCGAACGAACGACGAACGGATGCCGCTCTTTAGTGAGAAGCGTTCGACAACGACGTTCGGTCGAGGCAAATAATTCACTTTTAGGAGTATTAAATGGCTTATCCAACTATTGACGCCCCCTACGGGCTTGAGCCGGTCAATCTGGTTGGTGGTCTTCCGTTCGCTGGTGCTACTCGGCAGATTCCGATTGGCAACGCTTACGGCACGGCCATCTTCAACGGTGACGTTGTCCAGTTGAACGGTAGTGGTAACGTGATCATCACCACGCTTCAGGCGCAGACTTCGCCGCTTGCTGGCGTGATTGGTGTGTTCCTTGGCTGCTCGTACACAAACCCGGCCACGAAGCAGAAGTTGTTCTCGCAGTACTACCCCGGTGGTGTTGCGGCGGATGACATCATGGCTTATGTGGCGGATGACCCGAACGCTCTGTTCAAGGTCGTGTCGGTGACGAGCAACGTGGCGGACAGCACTTCGGGCGGACTTCTCCCGGCTTACAAGAGCCGTGCGAACACGTTCGGTGCCAACGCGGAACTCGTCCTCAACACGGGTTCAAGCACGACTGGCAACAGCCGTATGGGTATCTTCGTGAACAACGTGACGACTTCGCTGCCGTTGCGTGTTGTTGACGTGGTGCCTGACACTGCGAACAGCAGTGGGAACTTTGTCGAGTTTATCGTCAAGTTCAACGCTGGCTACCATGCGTATAACAACTCGTCTGGTACCTAATAGGGAGCATTAGAAAATGGCTATTTCACGCGCACAACTTTTGAAGGAACTGCTCCCCGGCCTGAACGCCCTGTTCGGCATGGAGTACAAGACCTACGGTGAGGAACACAAGGAGATCTACGAGACCGAGACCTCCGAGCGTTCTTTTGAAGAAGAAACGAAACTGAGCGGGTTCTCCGCTGCCCCCGTCAAGAACGAGGGTTCCGCCATTGCGTATGACAACGCGCAGGAAGCATGGACGGCTCGTTACAACCACGAGACCATTGCTCTCGGCTTCTCCATCACGGAAGAGGCGGTTGAGGACAACCTGTACGACTCGCTCAGCAAGCGTTATACGAAGGCTCTTGCTCGCGCCATGGCGTACACGAAGCAGGTCAAGGGCGCTGCCGTTCTGAACGCGGCGTTCTCTGGTGGCCCGACTGGTGGTGACGGTGTGTCGCTCTGCAACACCTCGCATCCGCTTGTTTCGGGTGGCGTAAACAGCAACACCTTCTCGACCCAGTCGGACCTGAACGAAACCTCGCTTGAAGCGGCGGTGATTCAGATTGCCGGTTGGACCGATGAGCGTAACCTGCTGATTGCTGCCAAGCCGCGCAAACTGATCGTCCCGCCGAGCCTGATGTTCGTTGCTAAGCGTCTTCTCGACACGGAACTCCGTGTTGGCACGACCGACAACGACATCAACGCTCTGAAGGCGATGGGTTCGATTCCGGAAGGCTACAAGGTCAACCACTT